GAGTTCGAGACTTTCTATACAAAGAACATTCTTTTAAACGAAGGTATGAGAGCATGGATGTCATCAGTTGACCAACCGCATGAAAACTTTGTATTCCCTGAGGAAGTATTACCTCGTGGTAACGCACTATAAACATATGCTGAGGAGCACAAGCACAAATGACTCAATTTCTAGTAAAGTATGGAGGATATCTATCCATCTTTGAATTTATATTCTTTGTTGCAATAGGTATCACATTAGGACCCGTCCTAACATAATCTAAATAGAAGGGGATAAAACCCCTTCTTTTTTATGGCATTCTATTATCCAGAAGGTAGTTTCGGTCCTATATGTGACCTACCACCTACTACACAACAGTTAGATTATAGTTCTCGTACTGCTCTTGACGATACTGCAAGAGGGGTGGATGATGGTAGGGAATTTGTATATGGTAATCCTACAGATTGGTATACAGGTATAGACGCAGTTCTAGGTAGTGGAGATTCAAGTCGTTGGTATCTAGAAACTCAATGTAAGAAAAGAACTTTGCCAGATGGAACTATAGAGTATTATGATTGTAAAGATATATTTTCACTAGACCCAGTTCCATTTCCTTTACCTGTTGATTACGATACAGCAGTAAAAACTTTAGGATTGAGCGAAAACTTCTTTGTGCCTAAGATGAATCCTGAGGCATGTTCTCCATATGAACCTGATATTAATATCAAACCTTTAAAATTTTATAATTCAAGTGGCACTCTAGTTACTAAGACAGCAATAGAAGGTTCTTCCCCAGTAACATTTCCTGTAACTTCTGAGAATGAAAGTATATTAAACAACTCTACAATCACAGCATCCTTTGATGCTACAAGTGCCAACCTAGTAGTCGGTGGAACAGGAGAAGGTATAGTTCAAATAAAATTACAATGGAATGATAGGACAACAACTGCAGGTGTTGCAGTAGATAACATTCAGATAGGATCTACTACTTGGACACAAGTTGGTAGAAGTGGAGAGGAAAGTCATTCTTTACAACTCACACCAGGTTCATACCCAATCACATACACAGGATTAAATGCTGCTAATAGTCCTATCGTTCAGAACAGCACCAGTGAATTATGTTTAAAAGATGGTGATGGTAGTGATTGTAATGCTAGATTTACTATTACTGATATTCTACCAACAACTACTGCAACAAACGTAGCAGGTCAATGGAGTGATGATGCAAACAAATACGCAGTATGGACTAATCCTGCCACTTGCACTCTTCCATCAGTACCTCAATCAGTAACTTATAAGATCCCTATTACTGAAGCGGATACTTATGGATTTACATTTGCATGTGATGATAGTGGCACTTTGACTCTAGGAGCGTCTTCATCTCCTCTTATCACTGCTACAGGTGGAATGTTTGCAAGCGGTTCTAGCACTACTCCATACACCGCTACAGCATCTATCTCTACAGGAACATTAACTATTACTGTAAGTTGCACTAATTCTAATGGTGGATTCACTGACTCAGATGGTCTTCCAACTGGTAACGCTTATAGTTGGTTATACAATCCTGGTGGTTGGTATATCAAAATGTGTAAGGGTGGTGCTTGCACAGGTGCTACAACTATTTCTTGGGTTCCCTCAGGTCCTCATCCTTTATGGTCTTCCTTTATGAATACCTATGCAGTATTTGCCAGTAATGAAAATCCTTTACTAGATGCTGCTCAATCAGCAACTTATATTATAAATATTCCTACAACAGGTAACTATGATTTTGAATGTCAGGCAGACAATACTGCTACATTCACACTTGATGGCACGCAGATAGCAACATCCAGTTCATTTACTTCTAGCACAACTACCACTCTCTCTAGTCTGAGTGCAGGTGGACATACCCTTGTCGTCTCAGTAACTAATCAAACTGATACTAATCCTGCTTCGGGTAATACATGGACAGATAATCCTGGTGGTGCAGCATGGACAATAAGTCAATCTGGTGCTATAATTGCTTCATCATTAGAAGTCAATACTCAGAGTGATGGAAATCTATTCTGGGATACTCGAAGAGCAACTGGTTACACCTACACTATAACTTAATGGACTTACCAAGAATCAAGAATGAAAATCTACCTAAGGAACTCAGAGAAGTTTTAGGTGATGGAGATGCATACTTTGATGCAATAGTAGATCCTTCAGATGTTATGGACGTGCAGTTAAATCCAGATGCGTACTATGAAGGGCAGCATAAGATACATCAAATGTTAGTTGAATCTAGAAAAAAACTAAACGAATACAGAAAACAGGAACGTCATGAATCCAAAAGAAACAATCCAAGCAGCAAAACGAATCATCAAGGAACGCAAGATCAACAAGAAATTGTGGACTAAAGAGGATGTCCTCTTTGCTAAGATGATGAAGAGAAAAGTTAAACAATCAAAACACTTGACAAATAGTTAGTATACTGCTATACTAAATAGCAACGTAACAAAGGACTCGAAAGATCGTAACCCTTTGCGTATGTAAATGGATCCCATGTCGGGGATCTACCATCCGCAAGGGATTTTTTATTGCCCTATGCGAGATACTTTAAACAAAAATGATCAAATCAACAATCGCTGCAGTAGCAGCATCTCCATTCCTATTCGCTGGTGCAGCTTTTGCTGGTCCATACGTTAACTTGGAAGCAACAGGTTCATATCCAGACGGAACATATACATCTGGTGGACTAGAAGCAGTAGTTGGATACGAAGGAGAGACACCAAACGGAATCGGTTGGTACGTATCTGGTGGTCCTACAGTGACTCACACAGAAACTACTGATGAGTTCGGAGACGTTGAACTAATAGGATACCTTGGCGGTTCTTATGATAAGTTCTACGGAGAAATCTCTGGAGTAACAGCAGAAGATGACATTGACTGGTCTGCAAAAGCAGGTGTTAAGTTCACTTTCTAAATAGTCTCGGTTCGAGATGGATCAAGACCTCTACATAGTAGGGGTCTTTTTTATTCTATTACATTACTATGAATTTCGCAGTTTACACCAGAACAGGGTGTCCTTATTGCACAAAAATCAAGCAAGTCCTTGAAGGAAAACGATACAACTACAGAGAATATAAATTGGGGGTTGACTTTGAGAGAGAATCATTCTATACTCAGTTTGGAATGGGTTCTACCTTTCCTCAGGTAGTCTTGGATGACAACAACTTAGGTGGTTGCACTGAGACTGTAAAATATCTTCGTGAAAACAATTTGATCTAATGGATGATTTTTACGAACTTGTTGAGCAAGCGATTGATTGTGCATTTGAAAAGGACATGTATCTTTTTAAAGCGTATGATTTTTTAAAGCACAACAAGATTAAACGTAAACAAATTACTGAGTTTATTGAAAGTTCAACTGCGGGTGAACTCGCTCTAACGATCTCTGACCTTGATGCTTATGTCAAGGGTGGCAGTACACCGTTTAATGATCAACTTCGTGAGGCATATGGTCATCTTGGTAAACCAAAAGCAAGAAAAATTTCTAAATACTTGCTTAAAATTTTACAAGATGCGTGGCAATACGAAATAGATAAACGACCAGGTCGTAGAAAAAGTTCTAAATAAAGATAACTACGGAGGTCACTATGCTATACGATTATTTGTTGATAGCAATAGCAGTTCTAGTTACTATCGGAGCATTCTTACTCGGTATAACTATTTCTTGGTTGGCAAAGGGTTACGTTGAAGATTACATCGAAAACGCTGCTTATGCTAAATCAGTCTCCCATCCAGAAATGCTAGATGAGGATGGACAAATAGTTCACGATGAACTACTTTACCTTCGTGACATGATCGTTGATGACGACGATGATGATGAAGATTAAATGAATTAAATTTAATTATGCCTACAAAATCACTTGACAATAGTAACTCTAGGTTACTTATTAGCGAGGTCTTACGAAAGGTCTCGAATGCAAAGACGAAAAAAGAAAAAGTAGATCTATTAACGAAACATAATAGTGCTGCACTTCGTCAACTCATGATCATCAACTTTGATGAGAGTGTTATTTCAGAAATACCAGAAGGTGAAGTTCCTTATACACCTAATGATGCACCAGTTGGTACTGATCACACACGATTAGAATCAGAGTATAGAGGGTTGTTTAGATTCTTTAAAGGTGGAGACAATCGTCTTAAATCTTTGAAGAGAGAAACAATGTTCATTCAATTACTTGAAGGACTTTCTGCTGAAGAAGCAGAACTACTTTGTCTTGTTAAAGATGGTAGACTTACTGAAAAGTATAAAAGAATTACTAAAGCAGTAGTTTCCGAAGCATTCCCATCAATCGTATGGGGAGGTCGCAGTTGACAGGTATCAAAGTCCTCAAACAAAATTGCGATCCAAAAGATGCTGAAGACAAGTCATTACCATACACTGCCTATCTTGTAGAGTATAAACAGGATGGTAAACCTGTGTATGATATATCTCTTGCTTCAAAGTGTGTAGATCTTTTTGATTATTATTATGATCTTTATAAAAAAGATTTCGTAAAATTTACACAATCAAAAGGTATAATAAATCCTAAACTATGGAACGATCCAACTCAACCCAAGAAACAGAAACGCAAGACAAGATGACTATGTTCCTTAACAGGACAAAGGAACAGAAGGCAGCGATGAAGAAGCAAAAGGATGAAGAAGCATACAAATCTGCATCTAAATTACTTGCAGTATTTGCTAGACCTCTTGTTCTTATGCTATTATGGAACTGGTTAATGCCAGGTCTTTTTGGTTTAGCAACTCTAAGTTATCTAAAAGCGTTTGCTTTATGTTTAATTACTCGTATCTTATTTGTATCTGATGAATGATGTTTCATTGATCTCTGTCACACCTGACGCAGAGAAAACTATTGGTTATATCGCAAGGGTCTCAAACCCTAAGAATCAAGAGAATCCTAAGGTTGAGGGTCTTCTTAAGTATTGTATAAAACATGGGCATTGGAGCGTCTTTGAACAGGCATCCATGACACTTCAGATTGAAACTACCAGAGGTATTGCTGCTCA